GCGGTGCAGTCAGCACAGGCACAACCATGGCTGGTATCACAGCGCCGCCAAGATAGGCCGCCAATACTTTGCATAAACCGTGTCAGCGTCGTACTCAAGTGCGAACTCACGCGCCTTGGGTGACCTGCCGTGACCGCGTTGGTAGGCGTTCTCAAGTGCCTCAATGATTGAAGGAATACCAGGGGTGACCCACCAGGCTTTTTGTGCTGCGTCCCATACAGGCTGACCTTCGACTAGCCAGCCATCGCCGACGAGCTCAGGCTGTGCCGTTGCATTGGAGACAATGACAGGCGTGCCACAGGACTGCGCCTCGACTGCCGGAATCCCAAAGCCTTCACCAAGTGAGGCTTGCAGCAGCACATCCATGCCTGTGTAAATCGCAGCCATGGCCTGATTGGGGATGCCCAGGCGGTGCATGTATTGATCCACAAACACAATGCGCTTGGGGTCAATGCCGCAAGCCTTGGCAAGGTAGTGCAAGTCAATGCCGCCCATTGCGCCCTTGGCTTCAGTGTGGACGTACAGCACAGCGTCCGTGCGCTGTTGGCTCCACATGGCGAAGGCCAAAAACATTTCGGGCAGCGCCTTGCGGTTCAGTCCGTGCTGTCCACCTTTGTTCGCTGAGTTGATGCCGACCACAAATGCGTCATTGGGAACGCCCATAAACTCACGCGCCTCAACCATGCCGCTGGCGAGTTCGATCTTGTCGGTTGCCTGGAACAGGTTGGTGTCAATGGCGTGCGGCGCGTAGTAGCACTGAACGCCGACATCCTGCAACATCTTCTCACCAAAGCGAGACATGGCGATTGGCGTCACGTTGTCACGCTTGCACCATTCCACAACGTCAGGCGGTGCAGGCTGGTGGTCAATGGGGACCCATGATGCGATGTTGTCCACCATGTCCCACTGCTTGCCCTTGAATACCCATACGTCAAACAGGGTGATGAGCAGTGGATCAAGGTCTGGGTGCTCATGCTGCCAGGCAGCCATGTGCGCTGGCGTTACATCGTTGGAGTAAAGATCAAAGCCGCGCGGAAAATGTTTCATGCCCTGGAACTCTTGGACAGTTCCTTCTAGGCCATAGTTGCTGGCAAGGGCTAGGGCATGACCGTCAGCCTTCATGCGTGACGTAACTTGCGCCGTCTGTGTGCCGTAACCAGTAGTCGCCCATGGGCTATTGCTTGCCCACAGGACTGCCTTAGGTTTGCCAGCACTTGCGCGTCGTGCAGGGTTGCCAGATCGCTTGGCGTTTTTCATGTCGCAGGCTTTCGGTCGCAGGGTTTGGAGACCTGAGAAGGGGCCGCGTCCTGCGCGCCGCGACCCCTCCTCAGGGGTTAGATCATCGGACTAGGAAGCGTTACCGATGAAGTACTTCACATGGCTGGACTGCGGCAAGCCACCGTCCACACGGAAGGTCGCACGGAACGTCACGAGATCGCTTGAGAAAGCGAAGTCATCGGAACGATCCAGGCGGATGCCACCGACCTGACGCACCATGTACGACGGGAGGTGACCAGCAATGAGCGACTTGGCAGAAGTTGCCGGATCAGCCATTGCAGGGTTCTCGATCAACGGGAAGCCCAGCACGCGGTCAGGCGTTCCCTCTGCAAGTGCAGGCTGGAACACATAGTCTCCACCAGGGCTGGTGAGCTTGCGGAGATTTGCAATGGCCTTTCCATTACCCATCACAGCGAAGCCAGGCAGACGACGAGCAGCAGCGTCAGCCGAGTAGATCAGGTCCACCACGTTGTCGTAGGTGAACGCACCGGAGACACCAGTGCCGCCAGTGACACCCGAGCCAGCCGAGTTCACAATGCCGTTGGGCTGAACCGTGCCAGTGCCCGTGGTCAGCGCAGCGTTCACCGCGTAGCCGAGAGCCTGACCAACGTTGGTTCCGAGGTAGCCCAAGATGTCCACGCCAGCGTCTTCGATCATTTCACGAGAAACCTGGGTCAGGAACGAATACTTGAACGCACCCAAGGTGAGGAACGCTTGGAAGCTGGGATCGCTCTCACCAATAGCCGAAGCCTCAGAGGTGACGCTACCAACCGAGTAGGCCGACGTCCGCGGGATTTGCAGGGACTCTCCACCAGCGGTGTTGATAACCGTTGCAACTTCCAGCATGGGGCCGGTGTAGCGAGCAAGCTCCATGATGCGGTCGTAGAACGAAGTCGGCACAGGAGCGCCAGTGCTGCTGGTGCTGACATCGCGCTTCTCAAAGTTGAGCGAGCGAACTTCACCACGAGCAAGCGAACGAAGCATTTCCGCATCGGTCTGCACGGGAGCAACAGTGGAAACCGCACGCGCTTCAGCGTGGGCAGCAGTAGCCTCAGCCACTTCACGCTCACGCATTTCAAGCGAGCGCATGTCATCAATGATCGCCTTGCGGCGGTCCATGTCTGCAAACGCGCGGTCTACTGACTCACGCTCAGCAGCGTCGAGTGAACGGCCCTCAGCAGCAGCGCGGTCAAGGATTTCCTTAGCCGCCTCATATGCCTTGGCGCGTTCCTCAATCTGGGTCTTGACGTAATCCGTCATTAGTTCTCCTAGATATTGGAAGGTTGTACGCAGGGGGACAATGGGATGCGGCTCCGCAATCCCGACCGTCAGCGCGGCTCCGCTACTGACGAAACTTTTTAGATGGCCTTAGCCAGCAACTCCAACTTGTCACGCAGCACGTTGATTAGTTCTGCGTTGTCTTGCTGCGGCTCATCGGCCTTGACGCGCTGACGCTCAACCACATCAACCAGCAGCGATGCTTGGTCATCGTTGAGCTCATTGCCAGACTCAAGCGCAGTAAGCGCATCAGCCAAGGCATCAGCGTCAGTCTGTGTGCGCTGGGCAAGGATCTGCGCCTTGCGGATGGTCGCGCTGGTTGCCTCGTACGCAGGGAAGCCAGTGACCACTGACACCTCGTGCAGGCGGATCTCATTGAGGAAACGTCGCTGACCGTCTTGGCTCCACTCGTCGCCGCCGCGCGGAACAGAGAAACCAAAGGACATTGAATCCACCACGCCCGAACGCAGCAACACAGCGAGGTCACGCGCGTAGGTGGTGTCAGGCAAGTCAGCCTCAGCGCGCAGGCCGCGTCCATCTTCCGACAGGCGCAGCGTGCCTGAGCGAGTAGAAGCAAGCACCATGGTGTCGTCGTGGTTCACAAACATCTTCACGTTGTTACGCGCGCCAAGTGTGCGCTGGAAAGCACCAGGGCGGATCTGCTCAACAAAGGGCAGCGGCTCAGAGTCGGAATTGAACACAGCCGCATAGCCTGAGAACACAGCGCCGTTGCCAGCCTCGCGCACTTCCAGGTCTTGCACCTGCATTTCGCGGATTTCAACCTTGGTCATTTCTTTCCTTTCGCCGCCAGGCTCCATGCCTTCAGCAATAGAGACCGCAACCATCTGGTCAATGGCGGCCTGCTTGGTTGTATGACAGCCGATGACTTCACCGTCATCTTTGATCGTCGCCCAGCCATCGCAACCTGTTGCTGAGTCTGTGATGAAGTAAGGCACTAGATCCCTTTCAAGGAATACCAGCCTTGGTCCCAAAGCTGCAAAAGTCTGTGGAAATATCGCTCATACTTTGGAGCAGTGGCTTCAAGGCTGTAAGTGTTGAGCGCCCGTTGCCTGATGTAGTTTCGGTCAAGTGTTGGTGCTGCTTCTACTGCCTCAACAAACTCACCAAAAGTCCGGCAGCGGAAACCTGTCTTGCCGTCCTCAACCGTCTCAGTAAATGCGCCCCAGTCAGTTGTGATTACTGGAGTGCCTGTCATTTGTGCTTCAACATTTACTGTGCCGTATGGCTCCACATAAGTGGTTGGTACAAACACGGCAGATGCTTCTCCAAACCATTGAGCGCGGTCAAGACCAATCGGTCCGATGTATTCGCCATAGGCAGGTGGTGTCCCAACGCCAGCAACTACCAGTCGCTTGCCTAGATGCTCGGCAACATCGGCTGCAATCTTGTAGCCCTTGCGCTCGATTAGGCGACCGATAAAGAACAGGTAGTCACCTTGGCCTGTGCCTAGTGGAAACTCGCTGGCGTCCACATAGCCAGGAATTACTGCGTCATACCATTTGCCGTCAAGGTCCGCCGGATTGCTTGTTGTTGTGCCATACACAGCGTGCATCCACGCGTAGGACTCAAACACTCGGAAGTTGGCGAACGTTCCAGGATAGCCGATCCCAAACTCAACCGTCATAAGCTCGGGCAGCATTTGTGCAATGGGTTGATGGCAAGTTCCACCGATCACGCAAATAAAGTCTTTTTGCTGCGCTCTTTTGCTGATCTCCGCAGCCACTCGCAGATTGAAGTTGCGCCATTGTGGAAGGCTCAAATCAAACTTGCCAATTGTGTAATGATTTCCTTGCAAAATGTCCAATCGTTCTTGTTCACTTATGCAAGAAATATGCTCATAACATGGCGCGGTGTTCTGTTCTCCGCTGTAAAGAAAAACAGTGTGGCCTGCGGCTTTCATCATTTGCGAGAACTTGCGCACTTTCATGGTAAAGGCACAGGCTGGGAAATCATCAGTGGTGTGCGTGAATGGCAAGCCAACCACATGAAAGCGCACGGCTATCCGATGCCTCGCGTAAAGACAGTCAAAAGCCAGGTGTCAGTTCCATACTTGAAGAGCACGCCAGAAGAGAATTGACCATTCAATACTTTGAGCGAGCTTTGAGCATTGACAGTCACGCCTGATGCTCCGGCGATTGTTACAGCGCCAGTATTGATATTGGCAACATAGACAATTGTGCCAATCGGAAATGCCACGGTTGCGTTAGTGGGCACAGTAATTGTCCTTGCAGCACTGTTGCTCATTGTGATGAGTTCACCAGCATCAGCCAAAACCAATGTGTAGTTAGCAGTCTTGGCATTGACGGCTGGCAGTGCTACTGGTCCGGTTGCACCTGTGGCTCCGGTCGGTCCGGTTGCACCGACACTTCCTGTCGCACCACTCGGTCCAGTGGGACCAGTCGCACCAGTTGGTCCTGTTGCACCAGTTGAGCCAGTAGCACCCGTTGGACCTGTTGCGCCTGTTGCGCCTTGTGTTCCTTGAGGACCCGTTGCGCCCGTAGCACCCTGAGGTCCAGTTGGCCCTGTGGGTCCGGTTACACCTGTTGCGCCAACACTTCCTGTTGCACCACTTGGTCCAGTGGGACCTGTCGCACCTTGTGGGCCTGTTGCACCTGTTGAGCCAGTAGCACCCGTTGGACCTGTTGCGCCTGTTGCGCCTTGTGTTCCTTGAGGACCCGTTGCGCCCGTAGCACCCTGAGGTCCAGTTGGCCCTGTGGGTCCGGTTACACCAGTTGCGCCTGTCGGGCCAGTGGGTCCCGTTGCGCCAGTCAATCCTGTGTCGCCCTGAGGTCCCGTCGGTCCGGTAGCGCCAATTGCACCAGTTGGACCAGTTGGGCCTATGTCACCAGTTGCGCCTGTCGGGCCAATAGCACCTGTCTCGCCCTGTGCGCCAGTTGGTCCAGTTGGGCCAATCTCTCCTTGTGGTCCAGTTGCGCCCGTGGGTCCAACTTCGCCTGTTGCACCAGTAGGTCCAGTAGGACCTGTTGCGCCAGTGTCGCCTTGTATGCCTTGCGGTCCAGTTGGTCCTGTGGGGCCTGTCTCGCCCTGAGGGCCAGTTGCGCCAGTTTCTCCGGTAGCACCTGTGGGACCTGTTGCGCCAACTGCACCAGTTTCACCCTGGGGTCCGGTCGCGCCAGTAGGACCGATGTCGCCTTGGTTGCCTTGAGGACCAGTTGGTCCAGTGGCTCCCGTTGGTCCAGTTGCACCAGCTTCGCCTGTTGCACCCGTGGGTCCAGTTGGGCCGACTTCACCTTGAGCTCCAGTTGGGCCAGTAGGGCCGACTTCACCTTGGGGACCAGTAGCCCCTGTCAGGCCAGTTTCACCTTGCGGTCCAGTGGGTCCGATTTCACCTTGCGGTCCAATCGGGCCAGTCGGGCCGATTGCGCCTTGCTCACCCTGGGGACCTGTGGGACCCGTAGCGCCCTGTGCGCCAGAAGGTCCCGTTTCACCAGTCGGACCCGTAGCACCAACAACACCCTGTTCACCCTGAGGGCCAGTTGGGCCTGTTGCACCTTGAGGTCCCGTGGGACCTGTCGCACCCTGAGGTCCCGTCGCTCCGACTGCACCTTGCGGTCCTGTCGGTCCTGTCGCTCCGACAGGCCCACTTGGACCAGTAGCGCCAGCAGGGCCAACCTCACCCTGTGGACCTTGAGCAGCGGCAGATGAGACAACAATGCGGTCACCGTCATCTTGCACGGTAACTTTGGTCTGCTCTGGGTAATTGATAGCAATACCCATCAGCGCGTCACCTCAGGTGTGACAATCAGCGTTCCCTCAATAAGTCGAGTCACTTCATTGGAAGCACTAACCAATTCAAGGTCGTAGACATATTGCGCTGCTGGAATGTTCGCCGTTGTTCCGGCAGGAACACTTATGGTTACTTCACCTGTCGTGCCGCCAAGTATGATTCCCGACCCATCTGCAATGTCAAGAACGGCATTTGCAGCATCGTAACTTGTGCGCGCTTGCATACGCGCGTCATAGTTTGTCAAGTCAATAGGCTGACCTTCAGCGTTTTGATAGGTCATTGACACGTTCCAGGTGGCGCCCTGGCTCAACGTCAAGTTCAGAATCCCAGGCGCAACACTCATCGTGACTCCAAGTTTTCGTCAAGATTGCGCACAGGGTAAGCAGCAGTCGGGTCCATGGCATCAAAGTTGCTGGCGGCTTGCAGCTGCACAGTGGGCAAGCCAGTGTGCTCAATCTCCGGCAGGCCAACGATGCCCAGCACATCCTCAGGCTTGAAGCCAACCTGGATCAACCGCACTGCGTTCATCACGCGCTTATCAACCTCAACCAAGTTGGCAGCGGTAACGTTCACGTTAGCCAGCGGCACACGGTGTTCATCGCCACCATCAACAGGGGCCAAGTCCTCAAGGCGTCGCACATCATTGATGCTGAACGCGCCCATTTGGACGGCGGTGCTGTAACCGCCCATGCGCGTCTGGAAGTCGCCACGCAGCAAGCCGTCAAGGTTGATGCGGTAGAAAGCGTCGCCAGGCAGCAGCGATGTCAGTGCAGTCTCAATCTTGGAGATGTAAGGCCGCAGCGTGTATTGGCTGAACTGGATAGCGTTCTGCTCAACTGATGCGTAGGACATCGCGCCAGGGGTAGTCACCTGGAGCATGTGCGGTGGAATACGGAAGATGCGCGCCACTTCCTCAACCGCAAATTGGCGAGACTCAAGCATTTGAGCCTCATCAGGATTCACACCAGTCTTGACAAACTTAGAACCGCCACCGAGCACGCCGACGCGGTGCGACTTGTCCACGCCTCGATGCGTTGCCTCAAACGTGGTCTTGAGTTCAAGAGCCTGCTCACGACCGATCATGGCTGGCGTTTCAATGATGCCGCTAGTGACAGAGCCTTGACCAAAGAACCGCGCGGCAAACTCAGTCAAAGCTTGCGCCATGCCAAGCGTGTCTTTCAGTTCCTCAATGCGGCTGATGCCACGCAGCGAGCCAGGCTTCTTCAGCTCTGTGATGTGCAGCATGTCTTGGCGGTCAATGATCGTGCGGTTGTTGTGCAAGTATTCAATGAAGCCTTCGCGGTTGCGGCGCACTTCCACCATCGTGGGATCAAGAACCACAAGCGCGGTCGGCAAGCCGCTATTGGGGCCGGACGTTGCGCGATAGACGCGCACAAAGGCATTGCCGTCGAGCAGCAAAGACACCATGATCTGCTGCAAGAACTCGTCTTTGCTGGTTCC